CCAGGATCTGGTTTTTGGGTGGAATAGGTCATATGTTTGCCATAATTAAGTAGAATGAATTAGGAGCCGGCTGATTAAAGAATCCTAAGCCAATTCTCATCAACAATCCAGTAATAAAACCTCCTGAAGGCTCTATTGGATCAGCTCTAGCCTTTAAAGTGGCTGAACCAGAGGGACAAGTCGAAACACTAATAATATTCGTGGCAACAGGTGGAAAAAGACTTAGAATATTATTAGGTAAATTCTGGAATGTTCCGAAATAAATCAATATTCTCCCTGGAAGAAATGTAAAATATGAAGTCTGGGAAGGTGTGGGTTGAATGGAATAGATCTGATAATTGGTATATTGGAATTCTTGTCCATTTCCTTGATATCTGATGAAAATCTGATCTGTTTGATCGGTAATTCCTGTGCTTTCTACATCTTTTGTATAGACTGAAATTTCGCTGACATCTGTCTGTTTTGAATTACTTTGCTCTAATAACTCAATAATAGTGTGGTTTCCTGCTCCCGAAGCGGCATCAATAGGCAAATGATTCTTTAGAAAATAATTATAAAGCTGTAAGAAATTATTCATTAATTGCGGTTGTGAAATCGCTAATTCATCACTTGGATTCTCTGGCACCCCTGGATTGAAAGGAACTGGATTCATATTCCCACCGCAAAATAATAGACGTTTTGGGTTCCTGCACCGCCTGGTTGATTCACTTTAAAAGATGTTCCAGTGATGTTAGATGGTGTTGCCCATCCTGATGCTATTACATTCGCAGCTGTAGCTGTTAAATCAACATAAAGTAATGTAGTTCCAGGTGAAAGTGTGATAACTGCTCCATTTGCAGGTCCAGTCAATAATCCCCCATATATGATAAATGGTCCAGCCACAAATGAATATTGAGTGCCGGAACTATCTGATTTGATTGAAGGATAGGTCATCTGAATAGGCGTTTGATCACTATTTGGTCTAAAGAATAGAGCAGGAATGCTTGATACAAGCTTATTGTAAATTGCTGTTTGAGTCGCTGAAGTTGTCGGATCAATTGTTTGAGGACGTAAGGTTAACTCATCATGCATCCCATTGATTTCATCATCTTGTGTTAAAGGAACATGATTTGTTGCAAAAGCAGCTGCAATCGCTTGGAAATTAGCACGCATTTGAGCTGATGATTGCAAGATAGGATCTGTTATGAGAGGTATATTAGGATTGTAAGACAAAATTCCCCCTAACCTGTACCAGAGTAATCTGTGCCCCAGAAATATGAAGCTAAAGGCCTTCCTGGCTGACTAAAGATAGTACTAGCTCTCTGACTGCCTAATTGCCTTAGAGTTCGTCTTTGAGCCATCTGAAGCTGTTCTTGATAGATTGGCATTAACTGAGCCATTCCTTCAGGATCTGGAAAGTCTGTATAGATCAATTTAGCAGCACCAGCACAGATAAAAAGATACCATTCATCAAGTTCAGGAGCAGATCCTGCTTCAATCAATTGTGTAGGCTGTTGACTTATTTGAAACTCAACTTGATAGACTTGCATAGGCACAGGCCTAAAAGTAATTTGTTGATTATAGAAGATAACATCAGTAGGTCTTGATGCCTGATAAGGCACAACGCTAGCATAGATAGGATCTCCTTGAGGAATAACTCCTGTTGCAAGAGTAAAAGTATATTGACCTGTTAGATAGTTCACAGAACCAACTATAGTATTATTGCTATCAATGAGATTACCTGTGTTAGAATTGGGCAAAGGTACATCTGTTAACACCACATTGAAACCTGAGTTATCGAAGGAAGAAATAAGAACAGCAGCCTCAGTCACATTACCGAAAATATCCAATTGTGCCCTTAAGAAAGGTGTCGAAGGAATAATCCCGGTATATGGTCCTGCTGTCCCATTTGCGCTATTTATCTGTTGATTCACTGTCAACTTAGGCCATCGATTATAAAAAGTCGTCTTATCTTGAGAGTATCTTAAAATATAACCTTGGCAATAGACTGGGGGCATGATCTGAATATTACCAGGAGATGCATTTACTCTTCCTCCTGTCTGTGGATTAGTAGGAGTGTCCTCATAAATAAAATCATAAGTATCGACATTAGGCACAGTATTGAAAACATAAGGCTTGGTCAACTTTGTATTCTTGAATTGCTCTGGAAAGTGAAGAGTATAAAATAAATTGATATAGCTATCAATCTGTGAGGTTGGCATTTGAGTTGTCGTATACCTTGCAGTCATTCTCCGAACTGTATTACGCATTTGATCTAAGCTAACTAATTGTGCTGTCATCTTATACCCCGTTTACAGGATCGCCAAAAGGCCCATTATTATAAATAACTCCTTGAAATGAATCCTCGTTTCCATAAGGTAATGGAGGAGGCGCATTCAAATAAGGTCCTGAAGAATTTGGATATACAGTAGGCGGTGAATATGATCTTGGAAGCGGTGATGGATAGGCAAATACCCCAAAGTTCGTTGAGTCTATTTTAACAGTTAAAGTATTACTTGTCACAGATAAAACTTGCCCTGCTAAAGAATTTAATTGCTGCATGCCGAATATGATAGGAATGAGGAATTTTACAATCATTCCCGGTACGTAATGGTGGTCAAAACTTGTTGTAACAACCATCGGATTGGAATTAGTGACAGACGCAATTGTCTTGGTCAATAGATTAGGATTAACCTGAACTTGGCTATATCCGGGGTAATATTGAACGCTTGAAGCCACATAATTTGTCATGTAAATACCTGTAAAGCCGCTTTACATTTAGAAGTTCACTGGAACAAACGCATATTTTTTATTGCTTGTATCCACATCATGGATAGAACTCGCTGGTTGATTTGGATCAAGAGCTTGTGTTTTCTGGATGAAATGTGGTGAATAATAGTCATTATTGATCTGATCAGAAAATCCACGAGGAATTGTATAGACTTTACCATCGCAGAAATCATACCATTTCACAGGATCAGTTTCATATTTCATATATGTCAGTTTCTCTGAAACTTTACCTGGATGACGTCTATTGATGAATTTACCCGTTACCATTTCACTATCGTAAGCTTTTTGTTGAGCAATCTTTTGTCTTAATCCTTCAGAAGCTACTGATCTAGTTTCCATCCTTTTCATGATTACAACTTCATCATCTTCAAGTTTGCGCAATGGGGTTATTTCAAGTTGTTTTTTCTTCTCTGCAATCTCAAGTTTTGTCGCTTCTAATTCGGCTCTTGCTTTATCAATTTCTGTTTCTAGAGAATCTAAAGTTTGTGTTTCACTCATTTTTACCTCTTCAGTTAATGGTAAGTCATATTGTTCTAATTTTAATTCTACATTAATATTTTTTTTACGTCTTCCCATTTCTTTTCCTTATATAAAGGATGGGGACAAATTGTCCCCATCCTATTAGTTACTAGACATAGATTACGCTAATATTCGCTGGGAACTCTTGGCTGGACGTAATAGCCCGCCACTCCCATACATCAACAGTGCTTCCTATAATGCCTCCCGTTCCCGAGGCATTAGTACCATCTCCTGCTCCAACAAGAATACCATTAGCTCCTACACCTTGCTTAGCAAAGCTGAGAACATCTTGGTTAGCATATGGAAGAGGTGCCGGTAAGACTCCGAAGGCTTGGAAGTTGTTAATATTCCCTTCGCCTTGTGGTACCATGTATGGAGAAGTGAAAGGAAAGCTTGTTGAGCCTGGCCATCCATTTGTTCCACCGAATACGCCAAAGTTAGTGCTATTAGCTGCCAACGTGACTGTTTGTGTGCCCACAGCATTATTCGCAGCGATAACAGTGAATTGCACTGGATATCCTGAGATTTTATTGCTTAATTGAGGAACTCCAAATACTGTTGGTACAGAGAATGTCACAACATCACCAACATAATAGTTTTGCTGAACGAGTGTAGTGATAACCATTGGGTTAGCATTAGTCATTGCAGCAATAACTCTATTATCAGGATATGTGCCAGTCACTGAAGTAATCAAGTAATTACCTGTCTTAATCACTGAACCCACGCTGGTAGTTGCACCAGTTGAATTTAGCAAAGTCGTAAAGGTAGTTGTTGAACCCACAGCAGTTACAGTCATAGAGAGCCCACTAAATTGCGGTGAACTTGTTAGACCATAAACACGTACAGTGTCTCCTACTGCATATCCGTGAGCTGTTGATGTCGTCCACACTGTGGTTGTACCAGGTGTGAATGATGCAATAGCAATTACTGGATAAACAGGTTGATTATTCTGATTATAAATAGTGAAACCATTCTGAGCTAGGTTACCAATATTCATTGGAGCCAATAGCCCTGATACAGTTCCTGTTTCTATAATTTGAGCTGTACCAGCATTCTGATAAGCTTGGTTAAAAAAAGCTTCTACAATTCTTGCAGAAGTTAAAGAACCAGCAACAGAACCAACAGTAACACCAGAACGTGTTAGATTTTTCAGTCTAAACTCGCTGATATATTGTTGAAGAGGTACAAAAAAAGGAGTAGAGGCTACGTTTGTGAACGTTCCAGTACAAGTTTGAGTACTCATAATTCACCTCCTTAAATTGCGACTGCAAGTGTGCAGCGTAGGTTAATAATCCATGATGTATTGGTGATATTAAACACCTGTGCCATCTTCCAACCAGCTGTTTGATAGAGTCTCAAACGAGGAGACGCAATCTCTGGTGGTGCGTAGATGAATTGAGCGGAATATCCGTCCAAATCAACCATATCATAAGACTCTTGACCTGGAAGGAAGATATTATAAATATCTGCTCCATTGGCTGATGCCCCTACACTTACAGATCCTACTGAAGACAATAGAAAACGAATGTTTCGAATTGTCCCCCATTCAGATTGTAGCAAGTTAGATTGATTAGCGTAGTTAGCTACGTTAATAAATCCAGGCATTTGGTCTAGGTCTGCACTCAGATTCGTATGGCCAAGGCCAAAGAATGCTGTACGTACAGGTGCTGTACCGAATTTGAGTTCACCCTCGATCATATCCATGATAAATTGAGCATTAGCAGTACGCAATAGACGTACAGCTTTTGAGCAATCCAGTGGACTGATATTAGTTGGAGAGTCCCCATTTGTACCCGAAGTACAAAAAATTGGAGGTGAACCCCCTTCCATCATTGAACGAGCCAATTGATCCTCAGTTTCCCTGAGAGATTGGCCTAAAACGGACACTGCACTGTTTAATACCGATTGTTACTCACCTAGCGGTGGGAATGGTCATTTCTGCCATTCTCCAGACCTTTCGTCGTCTGGGCCGGACTGTCGCATCCCATTTCTGGGTCTTCTTACTCAGTCTCTCACGCTGCACGGTTACCCTGCTTGCGCCCTGTCGGCATAGCTTTCGCCTTAGCCTTCCAAGTCAATCAAAGAAGATTTATAGACCCCATATTTATTTAAACTGCATAAATTTTGATAACATTCTTCTCTAAACTTTAGAAACTCTTCAGGAGTTCCATCACGACGATATGAAACAAATCCTTTATTCTTGCAAAAATCTAATAAAACCTTAGCTGCTTCTGGTTTTACTCTTAGATAAGGAAGGCATTTATTTATGAATTCAATCGCTTGATTAGCTGATGAAATCACAAATCTGTAACAAATTCCTTCTCTACATGTTTTTGCTTTTACTACCTTTATTTTCCCACCTGAGAAATTATGTTGAATATGATTAAATCCTCTAGGATCAATCATACTTAATGAGATTATTGGTGAATAAAAAATAGATGTCATTTTATTTTTAGACACTTCTTTTCTAATTGAAAATGATCCATCTGTATCCATTAAACCAGCCATGTAAGGCCAGAAATTAGGATTGAGTGTTTTTTTGCAAAGAACTTTATTCATTGTTCCTTCTTCATTAAACTCTCTCATTTTCCAATAATCTTTCTCTCTCTGTATTAAAATTTCAGGAGTAAGACGATTACTACCTCTTTTAAAAGGATTTCTTTCAATATATTCTCTTAAGAATTTAGCTCTATCTTGCTTCACAACCAAAAAAGGAATGATTTTATCTAAAAAAGGAGCACAAGGCCCTAATTTTTCTAATTTCCATTGATGAGAGTCTTTTCGATGCACTCCTTGAGGTGAAATCTTTGCTTTTTTAACAGCATAAGAACCTCCAAATTTTTCTCTGAAAAATTCAATCAATCCCTTAAAGCTATTGGCAAGTTGAATTGCAGGATAATATAAAGGTGATTGTCCCTTTACTGAAGCACGTTTGATAAGAGAAAAACTCCCATCCCCGTCCATTACTCCTGCCATATAAGATAAATTCATAGTTTCTTCGTCCATATATCCTCCTTGTTGGTTGACAAGAAAGATACCATGTTTTATGTTTTAGTGCAATGCATATTCACAAGTTATGCTACTTTTAACTCAAGTCTAGGGTCTTCATTAATTAGCATTACCTGCTCCTGGAGGATTAGGTAAGTACCATACCAATCGATCCGCGCATCTATGTCGAGCGCCGTTAATTGTTGTGCTGCTGGATCTACAATTCCGTTCCCCAGTGGTACTGGTGCGGTTTGTAGATTCTGGTATCTACGTCTACGTAGAATATCGCCTGCTTGCTGATCCATAGAAATTGGGTAGCCCATAGTCGTATGGATTAGATCAGGCATTGGTCTTGCAAGCAGTTTCATACTCAATTGCTGTTGTACAGCAGGGGGTAGAATGCTTGTTGTTGTTGGTCCTGACATATTTGTCTTAACTCCATGTTAAGACGAAGATCACTTGCGCGCGGCTGCCATTGTTTCTGCCCAAAGAGCATTTCTCTGCTCTTTTGACATGCGTGAATTAGAAGTTATTGCTGCTGCTGTTGACACCGCCTCGGAACGGACTCCGAGTGATGACAGTTTTGGCTTATTTTCCTTCTCATCGACTCGCTGCTGCTCTTGTGAGATTGGACGATCTTTCTTGACTTTAGCCTGATCGGCTTGATACCGGGCATCTTTCTTAATAAGATTGTAGACCTTTCTCAAAGGATTAGTAGCTTTCTCGACAGCCTCACGATTGTCTTCGTCCGATTTAATATATTTTTCTATATTTTCGGCCGTGACGATCTCTTTAAAGTCAGCAAATTCTTGAGCAGTCTGCAAAATTTGAATCTCTTGATTCTTTTCAGCTAGCTTTTTGTCATATCCCGACATCTTTCGCTCAAGCATATTAAGTGCTTTTACTACTCTTTTACCGTCCGGATATTCTTCATTTTCTAACTGTCTATAATCAAAATCTTCTTCAGGAGGTGTTTGAGGCTTCTGCTGCATCTGCATCTGCTTCTCATACATTTCTCTTTCTTTTTGAGCCTGCCATAGCTGACGTTCTAGATCCTCTTTGGCTTTTCGAAGCTCCGCAAAACTCTCCTGCGGTGACTTCTCATGGGTGTCTACAGCCTGGGCAGCGACTTCAGGTATTGCGCTTGATTCTGTTGTACTCATGCTTTTCCTTTGAGATTGGCGAAATCTCTTGTTGCGCCGTGTTGAAATCAGGTATATTGTAAATTGAATTATTAGGCAAATTAAAATTTAGGTGTATACTTGAAGGAAGAAATAGACGTATTTGTCTACATGATGGCGAATGAGAAAATGGTAGCGATGCTATCCGTTATGGAGCAGACTTTAGAGTTTTGCGATGAATATAAGGTGAAGGCTGATGATGAAGTAAAGAAAGCGTTGCTTCCTCTACTTCAAAGATGGGAAAAATGGGCTAAGGTTTGAACTTTCCTTGAATAAAATCATGCATCCAACTTTTAATTTCTCTAACCTGAATTTCAAAGGGTGAATTTTCTTTG